AAAGATATTGTAGATGTATTAAAAAATTAAAACAAACAAAAAAAACAAAAAAAACAAAAAAAACAAAAAAATCAAAAGGTTCTGAATATCCAATATGTTTAACATCGGTATATATAAATAGAAAATTTGCAGTACCTAAAGATATAAAAAAAAAATGTAAAAAGTAATTATGTATACATATGTTCAGGTGGTTTATAAAACTCAATTTCACTTTTATTTAATAATAATGGTAATACTTCTTTTGTAACATTATATGGTATATTGAAGTCTTTTATTTTATAAGGTAATTCAATTTCAATTTCATTATTATCTTTATCATATAATAATTCATACATATTTACTTTAGATATAATAGTTTCTAAACATCTTTTTAGATTTCTAACACCCTCTTCACTACTAGTATATTCATCAATTATTTCACCAATAATATCATCATTAAATATAATACTATCATTATATTTAAAATTTTCTAATAATTCAGGTAATAAATAATCATTTGCTATCTTTAATTTTTCATCTTTTTTAAACCCTTTTGTATTTATTACATACATTCTATCTTTGAGAATCCTATCAACCTTAGATTCATCATTAAATGAAAAAATAAATAAAACTTTAGATAAATCTATATTGATACCACTAAAATAATTATCTTGAAATTGATTATTCTGAGAATGATCTGTTAAATGTGTTAATAAATGAATAATTTCTTGACCTTTATTTGTATCACTAACTTTATCCAATTCATCAAAATAAATAACCGGATTCATACATTGTGATTTAATTAATATTTCAATTATTCTACCCCAATGAGAACCTTCATATGTATAATTGTGTCCATCAAAAAAAGAAGAATCAGATGCTCCTCCTAGAGCAATAAAAGCAAATGGTCTATTTATTGCTTTAGCAATACCTTCTTTTACTAAAGTTGTTTTTCCATTACCCATGGGTCCTTGAATAGCCAAAATATTACCACCAGACATAGGGTTTTTAATCCATTTACTAATTAATTGAAGAATATGACTTTTAGCATTTTTATGACCAAATATAGCTTTATCTAATATTGCATTTGTTTTTTTTAAATATGTTCGTTTATCCTCAATACATGAAGAATCGTTGATTGGTAAATTAATATATTTTGAAAAAGGAATTTTAATTAAACCACTAATCCATTGTTCCATTTTACTATATTCCGTTGTAGATGTATCTAGTTCTTTTATTTTATTAATATGTGATATTGCCATAGATTTGGTATTAATATCCATATTTGATTCTAATACTTTAAATTGAAGTGGTATATTATTATTATTAATATTGTTAATTGATGAAATTTCAGATAATATTAATATTTTTTTTTCTTTATTTAAATTCATAAAATATTTTAAATTTAAATTATTATCAAATGTTTCTTCATTATCTAAATCGTTATATTGTTTATCATATTCATCTAATTTTTCATATTCTTCTTCGCTAATAATATCATCACTTTCTCTTAATATTTCTTTAATAATATTTCCAAAAACATTATTAGTTTCTTCATCTATATCATCTTCACTTTTATTAGATAATGGTGAGTTTAAATTATTATTATTAATAAATTCATTTGCTGAATTAATTATTTCTTCAACTTCTTCTTGATTAATATCAGAATCATTATCTGAATCAGTATCATCGCCTGTATCTCCAATATATTCATCTTCATCTTCTTCTTCGCTATCACTATTTAAATGTAAATTATTTATATTTTGATTAATAGTTTCATTAATATTAATATTATTGTTAATTTTATTACTAATTTTATTATTAGCATCTGTTAGTATTAAATTTAGTAACATATCACTGTAATTATTAGAATCTAATTTTCTTTTTTTTTGTGGTCTTTTTAAATTTTGAATTTCTTTATTAAATAAATCTTGATCAAAATCTTCAATATTTTCATTATCATCAATAATAAATCCAATAATATTTCCATTTTCATCTATTTCATCAAATTCATCATCATTATTTATATGATCATTAGATATTCGGGTTGTTTTAGATCTAGTTTCCATTTGATGCTTTTTTGGACTTGCAGGCATTTATTTATACTTATATAATACTTAATCAATTATTTTTAAGTGGATTAAAAATTTATATTATTAATTAATTTGATTTTTATTAAAACTTAAAAAAAAGGTATAATATAATATAATAATGTCTACAGTTGAAACACCGAATATTAAAAATGTTTCGGGAATACAATTTAGTATATTGGGTCCAGATGAAATTAGAAAAAGATCTGTTGTTGAAATAACAAAACACGACACATATGAAAAAGATGTCCCAGTAATCAAAGGAATATTTGATCCAAGAATGGGTGTAACTGATATGGGTAAAGTATGTAAGACATGTGGTCAAAGGAATATTAATTGTCCGGGACATTTTGGTCATGTTGATTTAGCTAGACCAGTATATAATTATCATTTTGTCCAAACATTAATTAAAATATTGAAATGTGTATGTTTTAGATGTTCTAAATTATTAGTTGATAAAGATAATGCAATTATTCAAGACATTTTAAAAAAACCACCAAAACAAAGATTTCAAGAAATTTATTCAGTATGTCAAAAGATAAATAGATGTGGTCAAGAAACAGAAGACGGTTGTGGGTGTAAGCAACCAGAAAATTATAAACTTGAAGGTTTAATTGGAATTCAAGCAAAATGGAAGAAACTTGATATACCGGAAGGTTTGAGTGAAGAAGAAATATATAAATTAAAGAATCAATTAATAGATATTGAATATATTAAACAATTATTAGAAAAAATCAGTGATGAAGATGCTAAATATATGGGATTTTCTGAATTATGGTGTAGACCAGAATGGTTAATATGTTCAGTTTTACCTGTTCCACCACCTTGTGTTAGACCGTCTGTAAAACAAGATAATTCTCAAAGAATGGATGATGATTTAACTCATAAATTAGCTGATATTATTAAAACAAATAATATTTTAGCTCAAAAAATAGAAAAAGAATCAAGAATTGAAGTAATTGATGATTGGACAAAAGTCCTTCAATATCATGTAGCTACATTAGTAGATAATGATATTCCAGGTATAGCTCAATCAGCACATAGATCTGGACGTGTATTGAAATCAATTAGACAAAGATTAAAAGGTAAAGATGGTAGAATTCGGAATAATTTAATGGGAAAACGTGTAGATTTTTCAGCACGTAGTGTAATTACACCTGATCCAAATATTGGATTAGATGAATTAGGTGTTCCATTTAAAATTGCTACAAATTTAACATATCCAGAAATTGTTAATAAATTTAATATGGACAAACTATTAACAATTGTCCGTAATGGAGATAAATGGCCTGGATGTAAAAGTATTGTTAAGACAAAAGAAGATAATAGAATCACTATTGGGGATAATAACAAGGATACTATTGAATTAGAATATGGTGATATAGTTCACAGACATTTGATGGATGGTGATTGGGTATTATTTAATCGTCAACCATCATTACATAAAATGAGTATGATGGGACATAGAGTTAGATGTATGGAAGGCAATACATTTAGATTAAATGTTTCTGTAACTCCACCATATAATGCTGATTTTGATGGTGATGAAATGAATATGCACGCTCCACAGAGCAATGCTACAGTCATAGAATTAAAAGAAATTATGAATGTAACAAGACAGATTATATCCCCTAGGGAAAATAAACCTATTATTACAATTGTTCAAGATACTCTATTAGGTATTAATAGATTAACTAGAAGTTTGAATTTTAAATATATTGTTCCAAATCAAAGTGGCATTATTCCAATGAATAATACAAATAATATTGTAATTAATGTTAAAAACACAGATAAACCAGGTAAAATTAAAAACAAAATTGTAGATGCTTCTTACTTTACAAGAACACAAATTCAAAATATTTTATGTGATTTATCAACATTTGGTAAACCAATACCTAAACCAGAAATTATTTATGATAATAATGGTACACAAGTAGAATTATGGGTTGGTAGGCAAGTATTAAGTTATATCTTACCAGATAATATTAACTTGAATATGTGTAATGATATGTGTGATGATGATAAAGATATTAAGAATTTTGTAAAAATTACAGAAGGACTTATTAGTCAGGGAGCATTTGATAAGGGTTTATTTACTAAAACATCCAAAGGTTTAATTCATACTATATTTAATGACTTGGGTCCAGATAGAGCCACAGATTTTATTAATGATTTACAAAAGATAATTACATATTTTCTATTAATTGAAGGATTTAGTGTTGGTATTAGTGATATGATTGCTGACAAATCAACAAATAGAAAGATTAAGAAAATTATTAATGGTAAAAAGAAAGAAATAGATGATATTATGCAAGAATTACATCTTAATATTTTTGAAAATTACACAGGTCAATCAAATAATGATTATTTTGAAAGTAAAGTTAATGGTGTATTAAATAAAACATTAGCAGAAACTGGTAAAGTCGGATTATCTAGTCTAAGTGAAACTAATCGGGCAATTAATATGATTAATTCCGGATCAAAAGGAAAAGCTACAAATATTGCTCAAATGGTTGCTTGCTTAGGTCAACAAAATGTTGATGGATCCAGAATTCCCAATAATTTTAATGATAGAACTCTACCACACTATTATAAATATGATGATTCTTCAGAAGCAAGAGGATTTGTTGAAAATTCATTCATTTCTGGACAAACACCACAGGAATATTTCTTTCATGCTATGGGTGGTCGTGAAGGTTTAATTGATACTGCTGTTAAAACATCAGAAACTGGATATATTCAAAGAAAATTAATGAAGGCAATGGAAGATCTTAAAGTTTCTCAAGATTATTCTGTTAGAACAAGTTCAAATACTATTATTCAATTTACATATGGTGGTGATGGTATGGATGCAACATTCACTGAATCTCAACCATTATTAATTGGTAAATTAGATACTGAATCAATGATTAAAACATATTTATTTGAACCATCATATAATTGGGAAAAATATTTAGATAAAGCCTGTATTAAAGAATTAAAATCTGTTAAAAAATATAAAGAAAAACT